GAGTGATGCATGCTAACTTACCAGGTTGGTTAAAACAACCTTGTGTTGAGGATAATAAATTATCGTTAAGATATAAGAATGGTTCTCAAATTAAAGCTGTAGCGAGTTCTGAGGAATCAGGTCGTTCGGAAGCATTGTCATTACTGATTATTGATGAGGCAGCCTTTATTGATAAAATTGATACAATATGGGGAGCCGCACAACAAACACTAGCGACTGGTGGTAGGGCTTTAATTATCTCTACACCAAATGGTGTTGGTAATTTCTTCCACAAAACTTGGGTAGGTGCTGAAGATGGAACAAATGATTTTAATTTTATTAATCTACATTGGTCAGTTCACCCAGAAAGAGGACAAGACTGGAGAGATGACCAAGATAAATTATTAGGGCCTTCACTAGCAGCTCAAGAATGTGATTGTGACTTCATCACTTCTGGTCGTGGTGTTATTGATGGTATACTACTAGAAAAAATGAAAGAAAGTAGTATAAGAGAACCAATGGAAAAGAGAGGTATAGATTCTAACTATTGGATATGGGAGCCACCAAACTATACAAAGAATTATGTGGTGAGTGCAGATGTTAGTAGAGGTGACGGAACAGATTATTCAGCGTTCCATATTATAGATATAGAATCTTTGGAACAAGTAGCTGAATATAAAGGTAAAATCTCTACACAAGATTTTGGAAATATGCTAGTTAATGTAGCTAGTGAGTATAACAATGCTTTGTTGGTTGTGGAAAACAACAATATTGGTTGGGCAGCAATTCAACAAGTCATTGATAGAGAATACCCAAACTTGTTTTATACAAGTAAAGATTTGCAATATGTTGATGTTCAACATCAAATGACAAATAAATACAGAGCTCAAGAACGAAATATGGTTCCTGGATTCTCAACAACATCAAAGACAAGACCTTTAATCATTGCAAAGTTAGAGGAAATGTTCAGAGAAGAATCAGTAGTGGTTCATTCTAATAGATTAATTGATGAATTGTTTGTATTTATTTATAACGGAAATAGAGCGGAAGCAATGTCAGGATACAATGATGACTTGGTAATGTCTTTCGCAATAGCCCTTTGGGTTAGAGATACAGCACTAAGATTGAGAACTGAAGGTGTAGAACTTTCTAAACGAGCAATAAGTGGTATATCACAAAACCCAGCTGTTTACAAACAAAACCTAGATAAGAATGATTCTTGGGAAATGGATGTAAAAGGGGAAAAAGAAGACTTAACTTGGTTAATTAAATAAGAGGATTAAAAAAATGGCTGATAGAGATTTATTCAGTAGACTACAACGACTATTTTCTACAAATGTAATTGTAAGAAATGTCGGTGGTAGAAAATTAAAAATAGCAGATACACAACAAGTGCAAGCTGTATCGGGGAGAGATTTAGTAGATAGATATTCTCGTTTGTATAAGAGTCCACACGGAATGAGTGGATATAATCAATCATTGTATCAAAAAACAATGAGATTGGGATTATTCAAAGATTATGAAGCGATGGATTCAGACCCACTAGTATCATCTGCATTAGATATCTACGCAGACGAAACAACTTTAAAGTCAGAATACGGAAAGATATTGAGTATTAAATCGGACAACAATCAAATACACGATATTTTACACAATTTATATTATGATATTTTAAACATTGAGTTTAATTTATACCCGTGGACAAGAAATTTATGTAAATATGGTGATTTCTTCTTAAAATTAGATATAAATGATAAGTATGGTATTACTAATGTTGAACCATTATCAAGTTATGATGTAAATAGAGTAGAGGGAGAAGACCCAGAAAATCCTTATTATACAAGGTTTGTATTGGAAAGTGGAGATGTAAGACAAACAAATCAAGGTGTAAAAACCGAATTTGAAAATTATGAAATAGCTCACTTTAGAATGATTTCTGATTCAAACTTTTTACCTTATGGTCGTTCTATGTTAGAGGGTGGTCGTAAAGTATGGAAACAATTATCACTTATGGAAGACGCTATGTTAATTCACAGAATTATGAGAGCTCCAGAAAAAAGAATATTTAATATTGACATTGGTAATATACCACCTGCAGAAGTTGACCAATATATGCAAAAAATAGTTGGACAAATGAAAAAAGCACCAGTGATAGATGACAATGGACAATATAATTTAAAATACAATATCCAAAATATCACAGAAGACTTCTTCTTACCCGTTCGTGGTGGGGATAGTGGAACAAAGATAGAAAATCTTTCTGGATTAGAATATCAAACAACAGAAGATATTGAATATTTAAGAAACAAATTATTAGCTTCATTAAAGATACCACAGCCTTTCTATGGATATGCAGAGAAAGCAACAGAATCTAAAGCTACACTAGCTGCAGAAGATGTTCGTTTCGCAAGAACTATTGAGAGAATACAAAGAATTATGGTTAGTGAATTAACCAAGATTGGTATAGTTCACTTATACGCACAAGGATATACTGATGCTGATTTAGTTGATTTTGATTTAGAATTAACAAATCCATCTAAAATCTATGAACAAGAGAAATTAGAGTTGTTAGGACAACGAATTCAAGTGTTCAATGATTTAACAGCAGAAAATTCAGTAACATCTAAAGATTGGGCGTATAAACAAGTCTTTGGTTTCTCAGACGAGGAAGTGAATGAATTTGAAGAACAACTTGTAGAAGACAAGAAAAAAGAATTTAGATTAGAGTCAATTAAGACAGAGGGTAATGACCCCAAAGAAGCCGCAGAAGAAGAACAACAACAAGGTGAAGAAGAACTAGCTAGTAGAACTGGAACTGAAGAACTAGGACCAGAAGGTGGTTCACCTGAAGGCGGTTGGGAAGGAGCAGGTAGACCTAAAGAAATGAAACATTATGGGAAAGACGGAAGTGCAAGAGGTCGCGACCCATTAGGTAAACACGATAGAAAAAAAGCTATGAGTTCAAGTCCAAAATACGGTAAAGCTTATCGTGAATCAATAGGTTTAGACCAACTAAAGTCAAAAGTTGACAAAAAAATACTAAATGAAGCTGAAGATGTAGAAGTAGAGTATAAAAATGAGGTTTCTTCGTCTTTAAGTGATAGTTAATTTGATAAATAATTTACAAACTCTATATTTATAATTGATAGAATATATCAATAATTAAATTGGTGTTTGCAAACGGAGTAAGGAATTTATATGTCCCAAAAAATAAAACATTCTAAAATAAAAAATACAGGTTTACTATTTGAAATCTTAACAAGACAAGTAACCGCTGATATTTTAGATGGAAGAGAATCAAAGTCAGTTAACCTATTGAAGAAATACTTCAATGAAAACACAGCATTAGGTAAGGAAAAAGAACTTTACGATATACTTATGACTAATTCTTATAAAGATGAAAAAAGAGCGGAAAAATTGTTAGAAGTTGTAGTCAAGTCAAGACAACGACTTAGTAATCAAGAACTAAAAAAAGAAAAATACAATTTAATTAAAGAAATTTCTGATACTTTTTCAGCTAAAGACTTCTTTAATACAAGAGTATCGAATTATAAAACATTAGCTTCAATATACAAGTTTTTCTTGGTAGAAACAACAAAGATAGATTTTAATCCAAAACAAGTTGTTGATACAAGATATAGTATATTAGAAGGTATTACTTCAAAACCAATAAAACAAAAACCAAATAAAATTTCTGAAACATTGAGAAAAGAAGAAAGAGATACTCAATTATTATCATACGAAATTTTAGTTGATAAATTCAATAACAAATATTCCAATTTATCAGAATCACAAAAATCACTTCTTAAAGAATACATTAATAATGTATCCAATTCAAATTCTTTTGGGGAGTTCATAAATGAAGAAATAACAAAGGTTGTAAACGAGTTAAAACCATTACTCAAAAAAGTAAATGATAAAGTGGTTAAAATAAAACTAAGTGAAGCTATTAATCAAGCTTCAAACTTTACAACCAAGTCGGTAGTTAGAGACAATCAAGTGATTACTCTAATGAGATATTATGAACTTATAAAGGAATTGAAAGATGTCACAAAAATTAAAACAACTTAAAGAAAAATTAAGAAAATCCATCACAAAAGAATTGGTAGAATATGACAATATCAATACTCAAAAAGAAGATGAACTTGAAGAAAGACTTAATTTATTCGTAGAGAAAAACACACCGACCAATCCTTCAAAATGGTCATACTACAAATCACAAGCTAAAAAGAAATTTGATGTCTATCCAAGTGCTTACGCAAATGGTTGGGCAGCCAAACAATATAAAGCTGCTGGTGGTGGTTGGAAAACTTCAGAAAATATTGAAGAAGTTTCAATGACCGGTAATATAGACGGAGGAGAGGGGCCACCAAAAACACCTTACGCTTTTCAATCAAAGAAAAAAAGAGGTCAAGATAAAAAGAAAGAAGATGAGATTTCAACTAACTCAACTGGATTTGTTAAAATGAACGAAGGTCGTTATCACGATTGGAGAAATGACGAGTCAATAACACCAAAACAAAAAATTGGTCGTTCAATGAGAGAAGTAAGAGATTCACTAAACGGATTATCAAAAACAATTGATATGAGTGTTAAGTTAAAAACTGAATTGAAAGTAGATTCAAAAGATTATTGGAAAACAACAAATAAAGCGTTAACAAAGATTTCAGAAAGATTAGTAAAATTAGCAAATAAAGTAGGAAGATTACAATGAGACAATTAATAGTAGATTATTTACCATTTGAGATATCAGCTCAACAGATTAATGAATCCATTACAACAAATGATGGAAGATTAATAGTAAAAGGTGTTTTACAAAGAGCAGAATCAGAAAATCAAAATGGTAGAGTATATCCAAGAGATTTATTGATGAGAGAAGCAAAAAAATATACAGACAACTTCATCAACCAAAAAAGAGCACTAGGTGAATTAGACCACCCAGATTCATCAGTAGTGAATTTACAAAATACATCACACAATGTAACTGAAATGCATTTCAATGGTGATGATTTGGTAGGTACTGTTGAAGTATTGGGAACACCGAGTGGAAATATCTTAAAAGAATTATTTAAATCAGGAATTAAGTTAGGTATTAGTTCAAGAGGTTTGGGTTCAGTTGAATCAGTCCAAGATGGAAGTCAACAAGTTCAACCAGACTTTGAGTTAATCGCATTTGATTTTGTATCAAACCCTTCAACTCACGGAGCATTTTTAAAACCAGTAAACGAATCAGTTGATTTATCAAGTGGTTACGAACAAAGACCAGATTGTGGAATTTGGTGTAAAACAGAACAATTAATACACGCTATCATTACGGAAAAATAAATGTCATCTTATAAAGACATAATGAAAAAATCAATGAAAGAGTCTTATTCATCAATGATGATTGAAATAGCAAAAACTATCAAAGTCAACAGACCAGACGAATTAAATGCAATTAGAGATTTGGGTGATGAATATGACATTGGTAGAGTCTTGTATATGGCAAGAACCAATCCAAAAGCTTTAAGAAAAGCTATTGGTGAACGAGTAAAAGAAAGAAAACAATTTGGAAAAGCTAAAAGGGTAAAATAATGAAAATAACTAAATCACAACTAAGACAAATAATTCGTGAAGAAATTAAGGATGTAAAAAATTCTTTCCTAACAGAAGTTTTTCAAAGTGATACTTTGAAAAAACTATCAAGTGGAAGATTAAATCGTGATTTCTTTTCAGCAACAGCAAGTAAGTATGGTGTTAAATGGGATAAAATTGAAGACCATCAAATCGAAAGATTAAGAACACCAAAGAAAAAAGGAATTACTTTTGCAGTCGCTGGTAAAAATATAGAACATCTACCAAGTAAAACAAGACAAAGTTATTATGGTGGTAATAGAATTTATGTAGGTATCACAAAAGGAAGACTTATAGCAGCTCTTAAAGATGGAAAACCATTATATATGGGTAGTTACAGAGAGCCAAAAGTTGGAACTTCCGGTGAAGTTGATAGTTACAATAAATCAATGGTTGGATTAGACACATTTGGATACAGAAGTTTAAAAACAATTAACGAAATTCCTGGATTAATGTGGTATCATATAGATACATCAAAATCACAAGATTATATGGGAGCAGATGAGATAGGTAAATTAAGACAAGCTGCAAGATATGGAGCATCTAAATTTACTACACCTGAAGAATTCTCAAAAGCACAAAAAGAAAGATATTCTTCACTTGTTGCAAAACTGAAGAACGACCCAAAAAGAATTAAAAAAGAAGTTAACAAAGCAACTAAACATATTGATAAGATGATGAAAGAAATTCTTGAAGGTAAAAGTCCAGCAATGAAAAAAGCTATGGCAAGATACCGAAAAGAATATGGTAGAGACTATATTGGAAATAAGAAATTTGATGCAGCTAGTCAACTTTCAAGACGCTCATCAGATTTATTTGATGACTATTCAACTTATCTAAGAGAAACTAATAGAAGTTCTACACTGCGTAGTCGTGATTGGGAAGATAAATATGCTGAAAAGGTAGTTAACTCAACAAGAAATATTTTAAAATTAAAACCTGTAAACTTTATTTAGGAGATAGTATGAAACTTAAACAACTATTAAAAGAAACAAAAGCGTGGGAAAGAAAGTTCGGAGAGTCTTTACCAGTATTAGAACTAAAATTTGGTTCTCAAGCACAATATGATAAATATAAAAAAAGTCATAAGATAAAAGACGGAACTAAAATTGAAGTCGGTGGTAAAAAAATGACTCACAAGGGTTCATTACCAAAAGGTTCAAAAGTAGCTAATAAGAAAGCTGATGTATTCGCCGCTGATGCAAACGCTAAAATGGATAGAGCTGAAAAAGAAATGGAATTGAAAGCAATGAAACAAGCTATCAAAGATATGGAAAATGAATCAGTAGAAATTAACGAAAAAGTTTCTGATTATAATAGAGAATACCTTAATAAAAGAACTGGATTTGATGTATGGAATGATAAGAAACTTCCAATAATAGTCAAAAATATGAAATTAACTATGAATGATTTAGAAAAGACAGTAAGAATTAAAGACGGAAAAAGTTTTGATGATGTATTACAGAGAATATCAGTTAGTGTTAATATATTAAAAAAATATTTAAACTTGAGATAAAACAATGGCAAAAACAAAAGACACACAATTAAGAGCGATATACGAAAAATTTAATAAATTTAGAGATATTGAAAAGGAAGTCAGTTCTTTAACAGAAGAAATGAGTCCTAGAGAGAAAAGACAATTGGAGTCTTCGTTTAGAGCAATAAATACTAATATAGATTATATTAAAAAAGAAGTAAAAATTATTTCAAAATTATTAATGAAACAAGGTCTAAAAAAATCAGTTGGTGAAATTCAATCATCATACAAAAAACATATTATAGAGTTTGGTTTAGATGTTAAAAATATAGCAAGACAACATATTAATGAAGCATTCCCACCATCAAGTTTGGGAAGTTCAACATATTCTAATCCAGAAGCAATGAAACACTCAATAGATAGTGTAAATAAAGTATCAAAACTTATTGGACAAGCACAACAGAAAGCTGTTAGTATATTTACATCAGATATGAAAAATGGTAAATATGACAAAATAGATTTATCAAGAAGTATTCATAAGGGTAAATTAAAAGATTCAAGTTTATCTAAAAGAGATATATTGACCAATTTATATTATAACTTAAAAGATAGGTTTAACAAATACGGAAGAAGAAAATGATTAAACTAAAAACATTATTAAAGGAAGGAAAAGTTTGGGAAAGAAACTTTGGTGAACCATTACCTACATTAGATAGTGTAATGAAGAAACATCAAGAGAACAAATTAAACGAATCACCAGTATCAGTATTGAAACCAGC